ATCGCATTTATAGATGGACCAGCTCTGGGTCTATAACTTTCTAAAATTGAGGCGCACCCATGAGCGAACGCTACCAAGCTGGGTTTATCCGCAAAACAGAAGTGACACCAACCGGACCGTTCCAGAATGGCTCTGCTCCCGGTGTTTGGACATTAGATCAAGCCATTCGTTATATTCAACAAGGCGTTTGGCCTCGCGCTGGATATGTCCCTACGCCTTCGTTTGAATATTTGGTTGTCGCCGGCGGCGGTGGCGGTGGCGCCAGCTTTAGCCGCCCAGGTGGCGGTGGTGCTGGTGGTATGCTGACAGGAACATACTCGTCAGTTACAAGTGGGGTGCCATATACTATTACTGTTGGCGCAGGCGGCACCGGCGGCCAATACGATAATCCTGAAGTTCGTCCTGATCCTGGAAATAGTTCGGCGATTAGTTCTGTCGCTACCGCCACGGGCGGCGGATATGGTGGTTCTTCAACCAGGAATGTTTCATACACTAACGGCGGCAATGGCGGATCTGGTGGCGGCGGCCTCGGCAATGCGGGAGCCGGAACTGGAGGGACGGGAATTCCAGGCCAGGGCAACAATGGCGGCGCCGGGATAGACAATACCTCATCTGGATATTATGGCGGCGGTGGCGGGGGTGGGGCTGGCGCGGCTGGACAAAATGCGACTTTTAATATTGGCGGCTCTGGCGGCGCGGGGTTAAGCAGCTCAATTACGGGGGCTGTAGTTTATTATGCCGGCGGCGGTGGCGGGGAAAGCAGCACGCCAGGAACCGGCGGCATAGGCGGAGGCGGAACGGCAGGAAATCCTTCCACGGTTAATGGCACCGTAAATACAGGCGGCGGCGGTGGCGCGCTCGAAACTAACGGGAGTCTTGCTGGGTTTGGCGGCTCTGGCATCGTGGTTCTTCGCTATTCAGATACTTATCCGGCTGCTACATCAACTACGGGCTCACCCACGATCACCGTGTCTGGCGGTTATCGTATCTACAGATGGACAGGTTCAGGCTCGATTACTTTTTAATTCTTGGATGGGGGCATCTATGAAATATCCGCACCTTGAGGGCGTCCGCTTTGTGGGCGACCTAAGCCTCGAAGACGCCTCTATTCTGGCGGAGCAGGCGCGTAAGCGGTCTAACGTCTTAGAGTTTGGCTCTGGCGGCAGCACGCAAATCTTCGCTCAGTGTTGCTCAGGGCTTGTTCTAAGCGTTGAAACAGACCCTTCCTGGATCGCAAAAAAACAAGACAATTTAAGCCTTTTAGGGCTTGAGCAAAAAGTCGAGTTTGCTCCGTATGATCTGTATCCGAAGAAATTAAACTATGACTTGGTTTTTGTAGATGGCGCGCCGGATCTTAGGCTGGATTTCGCCAAAGACGCCTGGGAGCAGTTAGAAGTTGGCGGCGTTATGATTTTCCACGATACCCGCCGTTTTGAATATTTCAGAATGGCTGCTTGGATAGCGCAATTGCATTTCAATGCGATTGACCGGATTGAAGTAAATCACCAAAACAGCAACATGACGCTCATTCACAAGATTGAGCCTCGGCAATACGTCAACTGGAACGAGACTGAGGGGAAGCCCGCCTGGGCTTACGGCAAGGCGGATCGACCGGATGGGGCTGGATTATGGCAGATAGAAAGCTAAAAATATGCGTCTATGCAATTAGCAAGGACGAGGAACAATTTGTTCGTAGGTTCTGCGAGTCGGCTAAAGACGCTGATTATATCCTTATCGCTGACACTGGAAGCACTGACCGAACGGCTGACGTCGCATTTGAGTGCGGTGCGGTGGTCCACGATATTTATGTCAGCCCTTGGCGGTTTGACATCGCTCGCAATGCTGCTCTTGCTCTTATTCCCAGGGATATTGACATATGTATTTCGCTTGACCTGGACGAAATATTAGAGCCCGGCTGGCGGGAGAAAATTGAAGCGGCGTGGACGCCCGAGACAACAAACCTTTGGTATTATTTTGATTGGGGCCACGGGATTAAGTTCCCGTACCGCAAGATCCATAGCCGGCACGGTTATCATTGGCATCACCCGTGCCATGAAGATTTGCGGATTGATGGGCGCGTTCAGGAAGTGCGAACCTGGTGCCCGCACCTTCTTGTCACCCATTACCCGGATCCGACAAAGAGCCGCGGTCAATACATGGACATTTTGCAGGTTGCGGTGCAGGAAGATGACAAAGACCCGCATCACTTTTTCTACTATGCGCGCGAGCTAACGTTCTATCGTCGCTGGGAGGAAGGCAAAGCCGCTCTACAAAAATATCTCGATATGAACGCGCCCGGCGCGCAGAATGAGCGTTGTTACGCCATGCGCCTTATGGGGAAGTGTTACGCTGAAACCGGCGACAATGTAGCGGCCGAGAAATGGTTTTACCTGGCCGCCGGCGAGGCCCCAAACACCCGCGAGCCCTGGTGCGAGCTGGCCATGCTTATGTACAGACAGCGGCGCTGGGAGGAATGTTTTGCTGCGTCTATGCGAGCCCTGCGGATAAAGGATAAACAACTTGTTTATACGTGCGACCCGGCTGTTTGGGGGCATTGGCCGCACGACCTGGCCAGCATCTCCGCCTGGCATTTGGGGTTAAAAGATATAGCGTTAAGAGAGGCCGAAATTGCTGTTGAGCTAACGCCTGACGACGTTAGACTTCAGGGCAATTTGAAGTATATTCGCGATGCGTTGGATGGGGAGAGAGCGGCATGAGGTATGGACCCCCAGTCCCTAATTAACTTGGCTGTAGGAATAATCCTTACTGGTCTTGGCTGGTTCGGGCGGCAGCTTTGGGATGCCGTCAAAGACCTGCGTAAAGACCTGCATAAGATTGAGTCTGAACTCCCGCGCGTTTATGTCGCCAAGGAGGAGTTTCGGCACGACCTTCAAGAAATTAAAAACATTTGCAGTGAGATATTCCGCAAAATAGACGACCTCCGTGACAGAAAGGCAGACAAATGAGCCTCGACGTTGACCGAATCACTAAGTCGGTTGGCGCTGTCACGGCTGTTTTTGCTATGGTTGGTGGGGGTTATACCGCTTCTGATAAGCTCGGCTTGTTCAGAAAGCCGATCCTTGAGTGGTCGGCGGAGCATTTCAGCATCACGAATGGCCCCGCCAATGGTGAGTTTGCCGTGGTGGCCGCGCGCCGAAAGATCAGGGACGATTGCTCGGTTGAGCAGTTCTATCTGGAGGTTCGCGACTCCCGATACATTGTCCACAAAGCTAACCCATCCATAGCCAAGTTTTCTGGCCCAGCTAATGATAAGGTGGATAAGTTTGGCTACACCATAACTATTGAGGACTCCAATAGAGTAGCACCCGGAAGGGCCACTTTGTTGGCTCATATCAGGTACAAATGCCCAGAGGGTGAGGTTCTTCTTAATTACCCGGATCACGCCAATCTGACTTTCAACATCACCAAATAGGAGTTGTGCCATGCGTATGTCTGAAGATGGATTGGCGTTGGTCAAGGAGTTTGAGGGCCTGCGTCTAAAGGCATACAAGTGCCCGGCGGCTGTCTGGACTATTGGCTACGGCCACACCTCTGCGGCAGGCGCACCGACCGTCAACCCCGGCATGGAAATTACCAAAGAGGAAGCCGAAGCTATCCTCAAGCGCGACATGGTGCAGTATGAGGCTGGCGTCGAGAAGCTTGTCAAAGTTGAGCTTACGCAGGGTCAGTTTGATGCGCTGGTGGACTTTGCCTACAACGCCGGTGTCGGCGCGTTGGCCAAGTCCACACTACTCAAGCGTGTCAATGAGGAGCGTTTTGATGACGTTCCTGCCGAGTTTATGAAATGGGTCCGTGGCGGCGGCAAAGAGCTCCCAGGTCTGGTTCGCCGTCGTCGTGCTGAGGTAAAGCTCTGGCGCGGTTTGGACACTGAGAAGCCGATCCCTGTGGAAGAGGCCCGCGTAGAGCCGGACGCCCCTACCCCTAAGAAAAGCATCGTGCAGTCTAAGGAGGCCAATGGCGCGGTCATTGCCGGCGGCGCCGGCGCGATTGCTGTAGTCCAGGAAGTCATGCCGATCATCAAAGAAGGCGGCGACATCTTGTCCGCCATGAGTACGACCGCTGTCGTTTGCCTGGTCATTGTTGTCGCGGCGGCTGCGATCTGGTATTTCAGAAAACAGAGGCTTGACGAGGAGGGAGCATGATTGGATTTCTGTTCTCGCCTTTTGGGCGCTTGCTCTCAGCGGTTGGCGGGGTTCTCCTCGCCATCGCCGCTGTTTATGGCAAAGGCCGGCGGGATGCCCGGCAAAAGCTGGAGGCCGAAGCCAATGCTGATGCTCTTGCACGTACGCAGTCTGCTATTCGGGCTGGCGATAACGCTGCTACTGATCCTGCCAGGCTGCGCGAGTCTGATGGACATAGGCGCGACTAAGACAACTAATGCTTCAGTTTGTGCGGTTTGGAAGCCTGTAAGCTGGTCTAAAAAGGACACCGACCAGACAATTACGGAAATAAAGGTGAGCAACGCCCGGCGCGAGGCATGGTGCCACGATGCGAAATAGGTGCTAGAATAGAGCGTTAGCGGGGATCCTATGACGACCGGCCTGACTTACACCACTTACAAAACGCAAATTGCGACTTTGGCTGTCGTTGAAGAGGCGGATCCCGCGTTCGTCACTATCCTGCCGCAGATGATTACTTACGCAGAAAACCGCATCTGCCGCGAGCT